TGGCAATACCAGCCTAAACCGCCTCGGCAGCGCCCACGGGCAAGCGCCGTTTCTCCAATAGCCAACGGAGAAGGGAAATACGGACCTCCGGGTTGGGCACCCGCGAAATTACCTCCCCGCAGCGGGAGTCTCTTCTGTTGTCCAGAATCGTGTAGCCCAATCGCTACACAAACCAACCGGCTGAACTGCCCCCCCAGTGTCAGCGCCGGAACCGTAACCGGCTTCTGTTGCAGAAATGACACAGCGTCTGCGTTAGGCAAAAGTCTGAACCGGTAGCAGCGTCAGGGAAAAACCCAGACACGTTGCAGCGTGACATGCCCCTATGCACCAATTTCCCCCCGCCCCGATTTGCCCCTCCCCCCCCATGCCCTGGCGGCTGGGACTGGGTGGCGGCTGGGGAGTATCGGGGGAGAGGCAGAGGCAGAGCCGGGCCTCCCCCTAGTCAGTAGCTGCTGCTGGTCAGTGGATGCCAAGTGTCTGATATGGAACGGGATATGGTGCGTCAGACAAGCGGCTGGGATGGGACGCTGCGGGTGGTGGCTTGATGGAAGGCCCGCTGATCGTCGTCAACTGCCAGGGGCAGATGCGGGTTCTGCCAAGCCGCCTTGAGATTTTTGCTGGCGGCGGCAAGGAACCGGACTGGATTCGGTTATCGGTGGAAGTCTTCGGCGAGAAGGTCTGGATGAATTTCACGCCCAGCAACGCCAACTCTATCCATGATTGGATGCTGCTGGCGGCGGGTGAGATCGAGCGCGCCTTGGCGGCTGGCGTAACCGGCCACATAGCCGACTTCTCCTGATGGCGATTTTCGTGTCTTACCGCTACGTCTGCGACTTCTGCTCGCTGCCGATCCGCCCCGTGGACGAGTTCAAGATCGAGGCGTGGGGGATGCCGCTGGTTCCGGCCGAGGTAGCCAAGGTGGACCGGGCGCACGCCTGTTCCGCCTGTGTCGCTGCGGCGCGGGACGGCATCTGGTCCCGGCTGGACAAGACCAAGGTCGCAGCCTGAACGATAGACTGCATAAATCAATCCTGCGCGGACGATAACAAAAAGCTATGGGACGTAAGTGCTTCAAGATTCTTTGCGCCCATCCCAAGCCAAGAATAATTTGGTGGGCCGGAAAATGGTGGTGCGGTTTCGGTTCTGATTGGGCAGGCAGCGGCACGACGCCAGTGGAAGCCTTCAACAGTTGGAAGGAGGTTTATGGGTAACGTCATCCCGCTGGAACTGCCGCCCAATTTCCCGGTCTTCACCCGCCCGCCGGGGTTGCCGGAAACCTGTTCCGACGCCCAGTTGCTCGAAGCCGCCAAGGCGTACCTGTGCGGGACCGACAACCCGACGCTCGCCAAGATGCTCGGTGTGCCGGTAGCCGGGATTCGCTACTGGACCGACAGCCGCGAGTGGGGGCAGTTGATCGAGTTCATCCGGCCCGAGGTCGCGGGAATCCTGATCGGCCAGACCACCCGGGTGGCGAGTCTGGCACTGGTGCAGTTGGAGGACCGGCTGGTCAAGGGCGATCAGGTGTTTTCGCAACAAGGAGAATATGTAGGTCGCCGGGAAGTAAAAGCGAAAGACCTCGCGGAAATTGCTACGAAAGTGCTTGAGCAGCAAAAAAATCTTGAGCGCAGCATAGGAAAAATCACTGATGACGAGAACTCTTTGAGTCTCAGGAAACTCGCTGCGGCTTTGGAAAGCTACGCCGAACAGAAACCAGAGTATCAGCGGTTTGCCAAAGCCACAGAAGTGAAGGCCGATACAGCGTAGTCATGCTTCCGTTAAGCGCCGCCGCCATCGAGGGGCTGGTAGACCAGTTCCTGCTGGAGCGTCAGATAGTGCAGCCATCGTGCAATTTCCTCTTGGCTTCCAAGTAGGCAGCATGAGCCTCTTCCGCAGTAGAGAACTGTCCAAGATGGTAACTGCGTCCATGGTGGTTGATATGGGCGACGTAGCGATTGCCGGCCTTGACTACGCCGAGAACGCCAAGTCGGCTTTGCTTGTGTGCCGTATGTCGATTCTGTTGGTTCACTAGATGCGTGACATCACGCAAATTGACCCAACGGTTGTTGATTCCGTTGCCGTCGATGTGGTCTATTTCATTCTCTGGCCATTTGCCGGTCATCCACAGCCATGCAAGCCGGTGGGCGAGGTAGCGTCTACCATCGATGCGGATTACCCATGCGGTGTTGCATCTTGCGCCGACTCGCGTGCCGAGTGCACCGCGATTGCTCAACTTAATCAAGCGCGTGAACAGCCCAGTAGTTGGATCGTAGTCGAACAGGTAGCGCAGGCGTTCAGCGGTTACAATGGGATCAGTCATGGCGATTCTCCAGATCGTTGTGGCGAGGACCGGAGGCGCGTTACTAGCGCGTTCTTCGGTCCGACGATATTAGCATGATTCCGCTTACAGCGGCGAGCATCGAGGGCTTTATGGATCAGTTCATTCGCGCTGATCTTCACGAATCCAAGCCAGTAGCGGATTGTCATCGCGCGTGGTGGCGGTTGGTGTGCAGGAAAGAAAAGAACATAGTGTTTGCTGCTCCTCGCGGGCACGCAAAGAGCACAGCCGTGAACCATGCTTATGGGCTCGCTGCGAGTTTGTTCGAGGCCCATCCATTCCAACTAAAAATTTCTAAGACATATGCTCTGGCCTGCGAGAAAGTAGAACAGGCAAAGCAGGAACTGCTTACCAATCAGAAGATCAGGGGCATCTTTCAGCTTGATGAAATCCTTCGTGATCGGGAAAATGATTTCATCGCGCAGATGGTTTCCGGGTACAAATTCCGCATGATGGCTCTTGGAATGGGTCAAGCAACGCGTGGTCTGTCATGGGGATCGATGCGCCCCACACTTATTCTCGGCGACGATATGGAAGATCAGGACGAGGTTATGAATTCAGAGCGGCGCGAGAAGGGAATGCGCTGGGTGATGAACACCTTGCTGCCGATGGGCGGCGACAACACGCTGATCCGTATCTTCGGCACCATCCTGCACAACGATTCCATGTTGTTACGCTTGATTAGAATGTGGGACGGAAAAATCTGGGAAGCGTGTGACGAACAGATCACGCAAGAATCTATTCTGTGGAAGGAAAAGTTCCCGCGCGAGCGCCTAGTCAAGATCAAGGATGACTATGTGAAGGCAGGAAATGTCGCCGGATTCAACATGGAGTATCGCAACATCGCCATCGACACATCGTCAGGGTTCTTCCGTCCTGAGGACTTCCGCCCGCTGACCGAGGACGACGAGAAAAAGCAGTTCACCTACTACTGCGGGGTTGACTTCGCCATTTCCACCCGCGAGCGGCGCGACTACACGGTGATGGTGGTCGCCGGCCTCTGCCCCGAAGGCGTGCTCTACATCGTGGACGTGGTAAGAGGCAGATGGGACGGCAACCAGATCATCGAGGAAATGCTCGCCCTTGAACGCGCCTACCGCCCGCAGGAATGGTACATCGAGGCCGGCGCGATCCAGAAGGCGCTCGGCCCGGCGATGGAAATCCGAATGCGCGAGGAGGAGGAAGGCAAGGGGCTGTACATGAACCTGTGCCCGATGACGCCGAGCGTGGACAAGGAACGCCGGGCGCGCAGCATTCAGGCGCGGATTCGGGCCAGGGCGGTCAAGTTTCACAAGAACGCCTCGTGGTTCCCCGATTTCGAGCAGGAGTTGATCCAGTTCCCGCGTGGAACGCACGACGATCAGGTCGATGCGCTGGCGTGGATCGGGCTGGGTCTGTCGCGCATGACGACCCCGCTGACGGTGGCTGAAAACGAAGAATTTGAGTTCGAGCGCGAAAAGCGGGAAACTGTCACTTTGGGCCGTTCCGCCACTACCGGCTACTAGAGGTTGCCATGATCGAGAACGAATCCCCCGCCGAGCAGCGCAGCGACACCGACGAGCCGCGCTTGGACATCAAGGCGCTGGTCAAGGCGACCAATATCTGCGATCTGCTGGAGCCCGCGCAGATCAAGAAAATCGGCATGGATGCGCTCAACGGCTACCAGACCGACATCAACAGCCGCTTGGAGTGGGAAAAGCGCAACGCCGAAGCGATGAAATTGGCCCTCCAGGTCATGGAAGCGAAAAACTTCCCGTGGCCCGGCGCGAGCAACGTCAAGTTCCCGCTGGTCACCGTGGCAGCGATGCAGTATCAGGCAAAAGCCTATCCGGCGCTCATTTCCGGTAGCGAGTTGGTCAAGTGCAAGGTCTACGGCAGCGATCCGAAAGGCGACAAAGCGCAACTCGCCCTGCGCCTGTCCACCCACATGACGTGGCAGAACTTGGAGCAGGACGACGGCTACGAACCGGAGATGGACAAGCTGCTGCTGGTGCAGGCCATCAACGGTTGCGCCTTCAAGAAGCGGGTGTTCGATCCGACCAAGGGTAAGCAGATCAGCCGCTTGGTGCTGCCCAAGAACTTCGTGGTCGATTACTTCGCCCGCGACTTGGAAACCACCGCTCGCTACACCGAAACCTACTTTCTCACCGAAAACATCATCCACCAGCGCCGGCTCGATGGCAGATTCTGCGAACTGGAGCAGGAAATCCAGCCCGACGAGAGCGCGGAAACGCAATCACCGATCACCGTCGCCAAGGATCGCCGGCAGGGCATCTACCGGCAGGGGCAGGACAGCGCCACGCCGTACTTTACCGGCGAGCAGTATTGCTGGCTCGACTTTGACGACGACGGCTACGCCGAGCCGTACATCGTCACTTTCGACATCGCCAGCGGGCAAGTGCATCGCATCGTTGCCCGCTATCTGCCGAGCGGGATCAAGAAGCTCGACAAGAAAATCTACGAAATCGAGCCGGTCAAGATTTTCACCAAGTACGGCTTCATCCCGTCGCCCGACGGAGGCTTCTACGACCTCGGACTGGGCGCGCTGCTCGGCCCGATCAACGAATCGGTCAACACCGGCTTCAACCAGTCCTTCGACGCCGCCACCATGGCGACCCTTGGCGGCGGCTTCCTCGGGCGCGGCTTCAAGAGCAAGAGCGGCGCATTCACCTTCTCCCCGAACCAGTGGTTCCCGGTAGACGCTCCGGGCGATGACCTGAGAAAGTCAATCCTGCCATTGCCGGTACGCGATCCGCCGATGATCCTGTTCCAGATCATCCAGTTTCTCGTCAGCTACGCCGAGCGCATCGTCTCGGCTACCGACATGCAGATGGGCGAGAACGTCGGCCAGAACACGCCCGCCGAGACGGCGAGAACGATGGACGCCAATGGGGCGCGGGTCTACAACAGTATCTACAAGCGCACCTGGCGGGCGATGCGCGAGGAGTTCCGGCTACAGGCGCTTCTGAACAAACTGTTCTTCACCGCCGACGTTGACTTTGAAATGCTCACCACCGGCGTTGATGCGATGGTCAAGCCGGATGATTACAGCGTCTACGGGCTCACGGTGCGTCCCGCCGCAGACCCGCATATCGTTAGCGATACGCTGCGCGCCGATCAGGCCCGCACCGTGGTGCAGATGGCGCAAGGGATGCCCGGGTTCAACCGCTATCAGGCGGGGTTGCGGCTGCTCAAGGCCATGAACATTCCCGATATCGAGCAAATCTACCCGCCGCCGATGACGCAGGGGCCGGATGGCAATCCCGTACCGGCGCAGGACTTCCCGCCGCCGGGACCGGACGCGAAAATGCTGGAGGTGCAGGTCAAGATGGCGGCGCAGAAATTGAAGGAAGCCGAGTTTCAGGCCGATTTGCAGCAGCAGCGCATCGAATTGCAGGCCGAGCTGTACAAAACTGCTGCCGAGATCGCCGAATTGCAGGCCAGCGCCACACTCAAGGCCAGTCAGGCCAAGGGGGCAGAGGCCGATCCGGTT